GAAGAAGAAATACTATTTAATCAATATAAAACAGAGTATCAAAATGATTTATTTGATAGAGCATTAAATAGAGTAAGACAAAAAAGAAATGCACTTCTAGCAGAAACAGACCATCTAGCGTTATCGGATAATACCTTGTCTGATGCTATGGCAACTTACAGAACTCAACTAAGAGATATAACTGAAGGACTTACTACAGTAGCAGATATTGATGCTTTAGTATTTCCAACTAAACCTACAGAATAATGCCCAGAACAACTAAGAAAAAAGCTGTTGGTACGCCAAGAGGTACAACAGACCTTTTAGTTCAAATGATGAATGATATGAACGCTAAACTTCATACTATTCATAAAGAAGTAGCAAGAAATTCTAAAGACATTGAAAATGTAAAACAAGAAATTGCCTTTGGTAGAGGTGGGGTTAAAGTTTTAGTATGGATTATTGGCATGGCAACTACTTTGATTGCTGTATGGAAATTCTTTTTTTGGAGTAGATAATCATGGCTAGAAAGTATAAAGAATATGTGCCTCACGAACGTACACCAAAAGGTACATCTATAGGTCGTAAACCTTCTAAGATGTCTTCAATGAATAAACATAAGAAAAGAAATTTTAAACCTTATAATCGACAAGGTAAACCATCATGAGAAATTATAAAGCAGAATATAAAAAATATCAATCTTCAACTAAGTCTAAAAAAGATAGAGCTAGTAGAAATAAGATGAGAAGAAAGTTACTAGCTAATGGTAGAGTTAGAAAAGGTGATGGAAAAGATATAGATCATAAAGATGGTAATCCTAGAAACAACTCTCCACAAAATATAAGAGTTGTATCTCAAAAGCTAAATAGAGGAAGATACAGAGTATGATACCAACAAATTTAATTTTAGGTGGGCTAAAAACAATAGCACACGTTTATAACAACAGACAACAATCAAAGAGGTTAATGAGTGACGCACAAAGGTTACACGCAGAGAAAATGGCGAAAGGGGAAATCGAGTACCAAACGCTTGTTAAATCTGATCAGCAAAATTCTTGGAAAGATGAATTTGTCTTATTGTTGGTTTCCTCGCCCGTAATATTATTAATTTGGTCGGTATTCTCAGATGATCCTAATATTAAAGAAAAGATTGATTTATTTTTTGATTATTTTTCAAACATGCCTATGTGGTTTCAAATTCTATTTATTTCAGTAGTTGGTGCTGTTTACGGAATAAAAGGCACAGAGATAATGAGAAAGAAATAATTATGTACAAATTGTTTTTAAAATGGTTGCTTAGACGTGTTTCTATTTTAGAAAACAAACTATGGAGAAAGATATATGTGGACAGAGCTAAAAGACGTGGACTTCTTAATAAATAAAGTAGCCTATCTTTTATCGCCACATAACTTCGCAACTATATTTCCGTATTGTTTTTGGTACTGGTTAGTATTAACTTTAATTGTAATTTACGTAATGAGGAAGAAATGAAAATAGACTTTAAATGGATTGTTGGGTTCTTAGGGACTATTATCATGGGATTAAGTACATGGATTTTAGTATCTATCGTAGATCTAAAAGAAAGATCTAGTATGATACAAGGTGAGTTATTAGGTATTAATAAAGATATAGGTAGGGTTTATAATTATATAAACACTAAATAAGTATATGGATTTTAAGGATTTTTCAAAGATTATAAAAGAAAAAGTAGCTACTACACATAAGAAAGCTCTTAGTGTATACAGTTACAAACAACGTCAATCTCGACCTAGAGTTAAGAAAGACATACTAAGAAATAAAGGAGAATAAAATATGCCTTATGGAAAAGGAACGTATGGTTCGAAAGTAGGAAGACCATCTAAGTCTAAAAGCAAAAGCAGAGATAAGTTCTATGCTAAACCTAAAAAGAAAGGAATGAAATAATCACATGGCAGCAAGACGTGGTTTATACGCCAACATCAATCGTAGAAAAAAACTTGGCATATCAAGAAGTAAAGCTAAAAGTACAATCAGCGATAAAGCTTATGCTAACATGAAAGCTGGGTTTCCTAAAAAGAAAAAAAGCTAATGACTTTAAAAGCTCACCAAGACCCAGACGGCGGATTAAACGCTAAAGGCAGAGCTTATTATAAAGCTAAAGGGCATAACTTAAAACCACCTGTTACAGGTAAAGTTAAAAAAGGATCTAAGGCAGCTAATCGCCGTAAATCTTTCTGTGCTCGTATGTCTGGAGTAAAAGGTGCTATGAAAGATAGCAAAGGCAGACCAACAAGAAAGGCACTTGCATTGCGTAAGTGGAAATGTAGAACTTAATACTATTATGGCAACAATGTGTTCATGTGGAAAGAAAAAGACTTGTAAAAGTCAATGCAACTATAAGGCGAAAGTAAATGGAAAAGGAAAAAAAACTAGCGGAACTTCACGAAAGTCTTACTAACGTATTACTAGAAAAAGTTAGAGACCCTGAAGTTAAAGCTTCTGACCTAAATGTAGCTAGGCAGTTCCTCAAAGATAACGGCATAGAAGCCGTACCTGTTGAGGGGTCGAATATCGCAAATTTAGCTTCAGAATTGCCCTTCAGCATTGAAGAGGTATCAGAGGCTACCAAAAGCCAAAAGAATTAAAATTTAAGGGGTCTACGGGCGATTAAACTATGTTTGAATATGTATTGTTACTCCAAGTTTGCTCGGCACTCAATAGCAACTGTCTACCTGAGATCAGATACCCTAAACATCTTAAAACACATAAGGAGTGTGTTGTCACGGGATTTAGGACTGGTAAGACCATGATTGAAGGTATAGATACTAAAACAGCAAACAAAGAAAAGATATTTATAAGGTTTACTTGTCATGAAATCGAAAGCGTCAAAAGTTGACCCAATTAAGGCAGACTTTAGAAACTTCCTGTATTTAGCGTGGAAGCATCTAAATCTACCGAACCCAACACCCGTACAGTATGATATAGCGGACTTCTTACAGAATGCCCCTCGAAGAACTGTGATACAGGCGTTTCGAGGTATCGGTAAGTCTTGGATCTGTAGTGCCTTTGTATGTTGGAACTTATTAAATAATCCAGACCTGAAGTTTCTCGTGGTGTCTGCTTCAAAGACTAGAGCAGATGACTTTAGTACATTCACCAAACGATTAATCTTTGAGATGGACTGCTTAAAGCATTTGACCCCAAGATCAGATCAGCGAGGATCAAATGTATCTTTTGATGTTGCACCTGCAAAAGCATCGCACGCACCTTCAGTTAAGTCTGTAGGTATTACTGGTCAGCTAACAGGTTCAAGAGCTAATTTTATTATTAGTGATGACTGTGAGAGTTTAAACAACTCACTCACTCAAAGTATGAGAGACAAACTCACCGATAGTGTAAAAGAGTTTGAAGCCGTACTTTCTCCTAATGGTAAAATTATTTTTTTAGGTACACCACAATCAGATATGAGTGTGTACAATGATCTGCCTTCAAGAGGCTACGATACTCGGATATGGACAGCTCGTATGCCCGAGAGAGATAAGATGTCTAAGTATGGAAATAAATTAGCACCATACCTTACAGACGGAGATAGAGCTGCTGGTGAGCCCATAGACCCCGATAGGTTTAGTGATTTAGATCTAAAGGAAAGAGAAGCGTCCTATGGACGTTCAGGGTTCGCATTACAGTTTATGTTAGATACTAGTTTATCTGACAAAGACCGATACCCTCTAAAGCTATCCGATTTAATCGTGATGGACATAGACAAGAACATAGCACCCGTTAAACTAGCATGGGCAGGTACTCCTGAGTATATATGCGAGGACTTACCGACTGTTGGTTTCACAGGTGATAAATACCACAAGCCAATGTTTAAGTCAGAGGAGTTTGATAATTATTCAGGTTGTGTCATGGCTATTGACCCATCTGGACGAGGACAAGACGAATTGGGTGTTGCTATCGCTGCTATGCTAGGTGGCAACTTGTACGTGTCGAAGTGCACGGGGCTTAGTGGGGGATATAGTGAAAGCAATTTAGCTTTATTGGCTAGATGGGCTAGAGACTATAGTGTTAAACATATTATCGTAGAGAGTAACTTTGGTGATGGTATGTTTACACAGTTATTAAAACCTGTGGTTGCAAAGACATATCCTGTAACCATAGATGAAGTTAGGCATAGCAAACAAAAGGAACTTCGTATTATCGATACGTTAGAGCCTTTGTTAAACCAACATAGACTAGTGGTATCACCACAATTAATTAGGGAAGACTTTGATACAAAAGACCCTAAGTACCAGTTGTTTTACCAACTGACCAGACTAACTAAAGACAAAGGTAGTCTAAGGAATGACGATAGACTAGATGCACTGGCTATCGCCTGTGCCTATTGGATAGAGCAGATGGCTGTAGACAATGAAAAGGCTATTGAAGACTATAAAGACAAACAACTAACTACTGAACTAGAGAAATTTATGGAGGGAGCTGTAGGTAGGAAACCTAAAGGTAACCTATGGTTCTAACTATAGTTAACTATAGTTTAACTATAAGTGTTATATTAAGTGTTAGTATAGTGTTATACTAAGTATAATACCTTTAGTGTACTCTTAATGTATACGTAATAACAAAACAAGAACATCTGAGTGCGAGTTACTAGTGTAATATTGCGAGTTAGGTTGTATTGTTTCCACCATAGCGTGGTGGAGCTTTTGTTTTGTTGGAAAAATTTGAATGGGTATCTCGTTTACATTGTTTATTAAAAACCCCCAATACCACCCCAAGTTGCATTTCGTAGACAATTCCAAAAATACAGCAAACTATCATGTTGCTAAAAGGGATTGCATAACCCTTATAAAAACAAATAAACGAAACGACTAAATTTTGTTGGGGTTTATGTTAGCCACAGGGCGTATCAGTTTTTTTTCTGTTTTGCGAGTTGAGTTTTAGAAAACCCAAACCGCCGAAGATGCCGAATGATAAACTCGCAAACACTCGACGCAAACAAAAGATTAAACATTAATAAATTGAAATCGTTTGGAACGGTAGTCGGAAATATGCAAACATACGCAACAACCCAAAAAATTGATCTACTATTTAAACATAGTATTAACTTTTTGCGAGTTGGGTTTTTATCCAGACTACCGACCGTCAAGAGTACAGTTTTTTAAAAATATAACTCGCACTAAAATCAGGGGGTGTGTAAGTACCCAAAAGATTAATTTCGTTAATCTATGGGCGTCTACGAGGCTATTTTTTTAAAGTAATTTAGTAAATTTTTAAGATTTGGGGGATTTACAAAGTTTAAACAATTTAAACAATGGTAACGATTAAATGACTTTATTAGATAAACCGTCTTATGACTATTACATTTAAAACAATCATAAAACGGTCTTTTTTTGTTCAAACTAAAAGCCCTTAACAATTACCATCTACGAGGTAAGTTACAACCGCTAATCTCATCAAAATTTATTAATAACCAAAATAAGATAAAACTAGCACTTAAAAAGATCAAACCAATTATGACTTGATCATGGGCAAGGGATATATAAAAAGCGGTGATCATACATAAACTAAAACCGCAAAACAAAAATAATTTTAATATAAAAGATAAAAATTTAATCATTTTGTTTATTCCTTCCATTGGTTGTTTGTTTGTATTTACTTGATAGACTATAAAATTTTTTAGTCATATTATCAAATAATCTTTTTTTCTTTAATGCTTGTTGAATAGCTTTTTTTTCTTTTTTCTTATTAGTTTGCATTTCTTCTAATTGTTCTATGTTGATATAATCTTCTAGTTTTTTTAAATTTAATGGGTTTTGATAACCTAACTTTTTTTATGGTCATATCCATGCCCTTTAGTTTTTTAAAGTAACTCGTTTTAAATTCACTTATTAATTCTAAATCTTTTGCGAGTTGATCCTCTCTATCTAGTTCCTGCGTTCCTGCTTTTGTTTTAACTCGCACATTATCACCACTAGAATAAACTTCTTTAGATGAATGATTAAATATAAATCTGTGCAACATTGGATAGTCTGTATCGTTGTTGTTTATAAAATCTAAATAATTGACCGCATTAACATTTTTAAAACTATTTGATTTAACAAATTGAATACAAGATTTTACAGTTTCCAAGTATCTAGTTAAGGCGTTGGGGTATATGTTACCTTTAAATAATCTAAATTCTATTGTTTTTTCATTATTTACATTTAAGGCACTCTCTCTTTGAAAACTTACACCCCTTTTTAAATTAGTGTAATATTTATTTATTTGGTCTGTTCTACTATCATCACCAACCCAATTTAATAACCAAGATTTACAGTAATGTTCATGTTCGATATTTCTATCAGCAATCAAACTAAATAATTCACAACTTGTTTTATCCATAATCAATTTCATTAATTTAAGAACATCAAAATTATTCAATGGTTTTCTACTTACATGAATATGGCAACCAGTTGTTGATGATCTAAAACTGTACAATTCATTTTTTATTTGATTGTAAAAATTAGTGAAATAATTTGATTGAGTAATGTAATCAAAAGACATTGGAACAGTAACAATTTCAAAACCTGAATGACCCTCGATTGATGAGTCCATTTTGACAATCGCTGTACCCTCTAATATTTTTTCTTCAATGTCTTTTATGATTAATCTTCGACAAGTTCTACGTCTTAAAACCTCTAATTCAATACCGTATAAAAAAAGATCATCTTTGTTTTTTTCATAAGGTAATCTACCCTGTGGCAATAAATTAAAGTCTTTGTTGCTGTATTGCCTAGCGTAATTGTTATTAGATCTTAACTCACTAATTGGGTATAAATTTTTAGTTATTTCATCAAAATTAAAATAAGTATTTTGATTGTTTGGCACTAAAGTAAATTGATCTACATTAATATTTAAATCGTTTGTTAAATCGTCATCGACTGATGCAATACGATTTTCAAATTGTGGGCTAGTGAATGATTTAAAACAATTCCAGGTATTTTTTGAAAATACGCTATCAATAACAAGACAATTATTAGCTTTTAAAACTTCTATAATGTAAGGCTTTTGACTTTGCATTTTTTCATCTTCGTATAATTCGATTGTGTTTGCTTTCCTAAAAAATAAACCCGTGAATAGATCTTGCTTAATAAAATTTTTATCTAAATTCCAATTTAAAGTTTTTATTAAATTAGTTAGTTCGTTAACTATACCGACGTAATTTTCAAGAATTGCTTTTGCGTATCTCTTTGATGATTTTTGATAATTGCCCAACAATCTATAAAAATAAGGTAGATTAATATTTGTATTTTCGTTTGATAAAAATTCAAAAATAAAACAAAAGTATTTAGATTTATAATTGTTTAAATCGGTAATATTAAACCAAGAATGGAAAGTGTTAAAACCCAATAAATCTGCTGAATATAAAATTTTAGTTAACATTCTATAAGGTTTATATTCTTCTCTAAAATATGGGTCGTTTTGGTAATCAGTTTTTAATTTTTTAAATAATGAATGAAAGATTAAAGTATTTAAAAATAAATCTGTTCTTAAATAAAAACTACCATTATAAAATTCACCTTTTTTGTATTGCCTTGCATAATTACAAACTGATAAAAATTGATTTATGTAATCAGGGTCAACGCATGAAAATATTTTATTTGTGTCAAACTCTTTTTTCAATGCTCTTTTATGTTTAAGCATTTTTAAGATATTAAATTGATCTTTAGTTATATCTAAATAATTTAATTCTAAATCTTCAAATTTATTTGTTATTTTTGGCATAAGGTTTTAAATCATCATTAAAAATTTTATCATTATTGTAATCAATCATTTCGTCATAAGACATCATACGAGGGCGTACATCTAAACCGTAACTATCATCAACCCAACGAGTAAAATTTCTAGGTTTATATTCATCAAATAAATTATTACTTACTAATAAATTTAGTTTTTTATTTTTCTTCCATTTACCTAAATAATGGAATGAATTTGTAAAATTTTCTAATAATAAAACTCTAGTATCAATATGAGTATTTATTAAACTTTCTAAATCATTTAAAAAACTTTCATTTTTAATTAGTGTAGGATTATTTTTAAGAATAGGTTTTAAATAATATTCACAAAAATGATAAGTATCACTTTTGTTTTTTTCAATTTCTAAAGTTGTGATCGTTGGGCTATTGTGCATCAATGCAAGGTCATAAAGATCACCGTTGTTTTTTTCTAAAATTTTAAAAGGGTGAGAATTAAAGTTATTCGTTTGCCCCGCCGTATTGTATCTAAAATGCAATGCAATCTCTTGCCCGTTGTTTAAATCATTTTTTATTTTAAGAAATTCTTTTTTAATTTTGGAAAGTTTTTTAGTAAAAAATTTTTTAGTAATTAAATTATTTTGAGTATTTAAATACATCAAACCAAACCCATGCGGGTTACGATTAAAACTTTTTATTAAAATTTTATCGTTAATATTTTTAAATTTACTTTGAATAATTACACACACAATACAAAAGCGTTTAAAGAAATTTATTTAAAATTGCAACAAAAAAAGATTGTAATTTTAAAAAAAATATCTATTTAAACACTGTTGCAAAAATGCAACACCTGTTGTAATTATGCAACAATCAAAACGGGGTAGATCGCACATGAAAGAAATTATTTTTATAGGTTTATTGATTACGGGTATAATGTTTGTAATTTGTAATTTAGGAAATTTAGCTTTGTTATCAATCGGGCTTGTTTTTATTTTTTCATCAATCTTTTTAATAAACTCTTTTATATAAATTATTTATTGCGAGTTGGTCGAGGTATTGCGGGGGGTCATCTCCAGTTAAGACTAACTCGCAAATAATTTTTATTATACAATTTTTAATTGAAAAAATTTTTTTCAAATTCACTATCATCGTAGCTACAATTGCGTTTCAGCTACAATTGCGTTTGAGGTTGATTTTTAATATTGACTATGTTATAAATCTGTGTAGTACAAATTTTAGAAACGGGGTAGTTATGAAAAGGTATATATCACTAGATACAGCAATACAACAAGTATACAATTTAGAATGGCGAGTACAAAAAGATGGAAAGAAGAGTAGAAAGCATGCTTTAACTTTTGCAGAATACTACGGACTAAATTCAAATCTGAATGATCTTTCAACAGAAGATGTAAGACTTTACAAAACATATCTTAGGGATCAACTAAACTACTCGAAGGCATCTATCAATAGGAAACTCGCAAGTATATCTAAAATAGTTACGTATTGTAGAGGACTAACTGGGTTTGTCTTCAAGCATGGACTGCCTCTGATTGAGTACGAAAGAGAAAATAACCAACGTAAATTCGTATTTACAAGCGAGTTAGTAGCAGAACTGCAGGAGACGACTAAGCTCATGGGCTACGGCTATTTATGTGGTTTATGGACTACATTGGTAGAAACAGGTTGTAGGTTGTCTGAAATATTGATGTTAGAGTGGACAGATATTGAACCAGAGTTTATAACAATCATAGATACAAAGAACGGTGAAGATCGGGTTGTACCTATTTTTGATGAAGTAAAAGATATACTTGATGAACGAAAACGTCAGGGATTGGCTAGACCCTTCCCATACCGAGTTGCACACACACAATACGTATGGGGTCTAGTCAAAAAAGAAATGGGTATGAGTAACGAGAAGGACTTTGTTATTCATGCACTTCGCCATACTAGTATCACACGAATGTTAAGCCAAAGGATTGGTATTGAAGTGGTACAAAGAATTGTTGGTCATAGAGATATAAGAATGACACAACGATACAATCACCCAACAAAAGAGCAATTACGTTTTGCTCTACAACAAGGAAGGAAAAACAAAAATGGATAATTCAGTTATATGTCAGGACTGCGGGGGAAATGGTTTTATACGATTAGAAGATCACCCTGATGTACGAAAGCAATCAATCAAACAATGTAAAACATGCGATAGTCAGGGCGAGTTACCTAGACAAATGGAACTGCCTTTACAGTATCACAAGAAAGGAACTGAAATAGATGTCTAATGATTATAATGCTTTAGTAGAACAAGAAAAACTCCGTGAAGGAGATATGATTAGATTAGGTAAGGATAGGTTTAATCATAACTTAAAAAAGAATTTAGAAAAAGGCAGACACAGCGTTACACCCGCTTATGTCTATTTACAAAAAGAACTATTACTTCCGTTAGCGGAGAGGATCGCTGAGTTTGTACGAACTGCATACGAAGGACAAGCGGGGCGAAAGAAGTCAGTTGCAGAGCCTCTGAAAGAGATTGATGACCCAAAGAAAGTCGCACTCATTGTATTAAAAACTGCGATTGATACTATAGCGACTAACAAGACATTACTACAATCCGCATCAAAGATTGGTGGTATGTTAGAACTAGAACTAAATAATATTATATTTAAAAAACAAAAGCCTCTGTTACACCAGAAGCTCCTGAAAGATTTACTGAAAAGAACTCGCAACATTGAACACAGAAAGCGTGTGTTTTCTCACACGTTGTCGAAGTACAAAGTTGAGGCAGCTAGTTGGGATATAGGTAAACAAGTTATCATCGGTAAACAGTTAATTGATATTTTAATACAAAGCACAGGACTTTGTAAGATCAAAGAAGTTAATGAAGGTCGAAACAAGACCGTAAACTATTTAGTATTGAATGATGAAGTGTTAAAGAAAATTAAGGACACCGAGTTTCAATGTTCAGCACTCACTCCATACTACAAGCCAATGATTGTTTCACCAAGAGATTGGAAGTCGCCGTACAACGGCGGGTTTATTAATGAGTATCTCGCAAAAGCACCCTTGATTAAATCGCATGACCATAGTTATTTACATGGATTATCTGAATACGATTTGTCAGGTTTTTACGATGCGGTGAACCACATACAGTCTGTACCATTCAAAATAGATAAAAGTATGTTGAATGTGTTTGATACGATTTGGACGAACAACTTACCTTTAGGTAACTTTCCTTCACAAGAAAGTCTATTAGACGAAAGAGGAAAACCAAAAGTATTCCGTGACCCAATGGTTGACCATGATAAAGAAACTTTAATTAAATACAAAAGAGATTGTAGTAGAGCACACAAGGACGAGATAGCTAGGACTTCAAAGGTACTTACGGATCGTATCACACTTGAACTCGCAAAAGAACATCAGGATTATGAGAAGATTTACTTCACAGTACAAGCAGATACAAGGACTAGAGTTTACTACAGTAGCTCAATGCTCAATCCGCAGTCAGATCAGAAGATTAAATCGCTTATAAGTTTCGCCAATGGTGAGAAAATAGGACAGCGTGGTATCTACTGGTTGTATGTACACGCCGCTAACTGTTGGGGTTATGATAAGGTATCATTTGACGACAGATATAAGTGGACACATGAAAATTTGAAAAACCTTATATTATATAGCAGTTCGCCCCTAGAACACAAGGGTTGGAATGACGCTGATAAACCAATGGAGTTCTTAAAAACTTGTCATCACATTAAGAATGTACAAGAACAAGGCGAAGAATACGTTTGCGACTTACCTGTGTCTGTTGATGCTACCTGTTCAGGACTACAAATACTTAGTATTTTAATGCGAGATACGAATACCGCAGAAAAAGTGAACGTAGTTCCATCTGTAGTACCTCAGGACATCTATAGTATTGTAGCTGAAAAAGTTAAGAAAGAAGTAGAACAACATGCGAGTTCGGGCATCTCGGCTGCGAGTCGCTGGTTAAACTTCGGAATAACTCGCAAAATAGTTAAGCGAAATATAATGACTTACGTTTATGGGTTAAAACCATACGGTGCACGTCAGCAAATCTTTGATGAGTATAAACAACAGATTGAAAAGAACCCAAATAAAAAAGTATTACAAGACGATGGGTTCAATGATTGTAGGTGGTTAGCTGAGATTGTCTGGAAGCATATTGAAACAGAAGTTAAACTCGCAAGTGAGTTAATGAAATGGTTTCAAGATAGTTCTAAATTATTTAGTAAAAACAACTTACCCGTGAAATGGACAACACCTATGGGTTTTCCTGTTGTACAAGATTATAGATACTTAGTTCCGTACAGAGTAAAAACAGCGATTAGTGGATCACTAGTTTACACGACGTTGCGAAGACAAATAAATAAAAAGGACAGTAGGAAAGCGAGTTCGGCTATAGCACCAAACATAGTTCATAGTTTAGATGCTTCGATTGCACAATGCGTTGCACTCTACGCTAGAAACAATGACGAGCCAATACCAAACTTGTTAATGATACACGATAGTTTTGCGACTACACCAAACCGTATAGATCAACTACAAAATATTATTAGAAAATCGGTTGTAGATTTATTCTCTAATAACTATTTAGAAAAACTATATCAGGAATGGAAGTCTCAATTACCTGAAAAGGACAAAAACAAATTGAAATTACCTCCAGAATTAGGTAGTTTTGATTTACAACAAATACTAGAAAGTAAATACTTTTTTAGTTAGGAAGGAAAACAATGTACAAAGTGTTTGTATATGGCACGTTAAAACGTGGGCATAGGTTACATGCTTTATTAAAAGATGCCACGTTTGTAAAAAAATATGTAACTGAAAAACCGTTCATAATGACATCAATTGCAGATAGTTATCCTATGATTTGTGAGAACCACGAACACGGTAAACCTGTTAAAGGTGAGGTCTACGAAGTATCAAAAGAAACTTTATTAGTTCTTGATGAGGTTGAATTAAACGCAGGATACCATAGGCATAAATACGAAGATGATATTTATATCTATGTCACCTACTCGCCACACATGGGAATGAAAGAGTCTGAATATATTAAAGACGACGGTAACACCTATGAATGGGTCACAGAATGGTAATAAAATTAAAAGGGAGTACGACATTAGGTGTACTCTTGGAGGAATAGCTTATGAATAAAAAAGCAAAAACAACTTACACAACTGCTGTCGGTGTTGCTGATTACCCGTATCTTTTTAAACCAGATACGAAGTTTAAGGCAGACGGAGAGTATAGTGTTAAGTTAACTTTATCTAAAGATGATGCACAAGAGCACGTTGATAGATACGAAAAAGTCATGTCAGAGCACATGAATGAAAAAGGTACTGACAAAAGATCACCTTATAATCAGTACAAAAAAGTAGACGGTGGTTATGAGTTCAAATTTAAAATGAACGCAAAAATAAAAGGTAAGAACGGATCTGACTACGAGCAGAGACCGAAGATTTACGACGCTGACGCTAATTTAATTACAAAAGAATTAGCATGTTATAGCGGAAGTAAAATGAAGATCGCTTACCAGATCTATCCATATTTTAATAATATGTTAGGTGCGGGGCTAAGTCTGATGCTTTCATCGGCACAGATTACCGAGTTAGTTACAACTGCACCTGAAGGTAAAGGTAAGTCATCGCCGTTTAAAAAAGAAAAAGGCAGCTTTAAAGCTGACGAAGTAGAAGCGAATACAGAGAAGGAGACTGCGAGTTCAGATGCCAACACATCGGAAGACGAAGACGACTTCTAAGTATAGAAGCGGGTTAGAGTTAAGTGTTATACAAAATTTGGAAAGACGTAAAGTCAACTACATGTATGAAAGTGTCCGTATAGCATACTCTAAACCCGCTACTAACCATATCTACACACCAGACTTAGATTTGTTGAATGGGATATTCGTAGAGATTAAAGGATTTTTTAAAAGAGAAGATAGGCAGAAACATTTACATATTAAAAATTCAAATCCCAAAGTTGAGATTAGGTTTATATTTGGTAACAGTAAAAATAAAATTTATAAAGGAAGTAAAACAAGTTATGGGGATTGGTGTACTAAGAATGGATTTATATACGCAGATAAAATTATACCAGAGGAGTGGTTAAAATGATTATATTTGGAAACCCGATTAATTTAAAAAAATGGAAGGATAAATTAGAATGGATAACGAGAACAATAAAAATGATAGTGAATTTGTGCAGCATATTCCTTGTGAAAGCTGTGGAAGTTCTGACGCAAATAGTATTTATAGCGACGGGCACACTTATTGCTTTAGTTGTAATAAGTATATTAGCGGCGATGGAGGTGATGGATTACCTATGGGAAACACTAGAAGAGAAAATAGCAATACCAACGTGGACTATGTCAGAGGACACTACCAAACCCTTGCCAAGAGAAACCTCACCAAAGAAAGCTGTAAGAAGTATTCTTATGAAGTGGGTGAAGTTAATGGAAGAAAAACTCAGATAGCAAATTACTACGATGCTAAACGTAATATTGTTTTCCAAAAACTTAGGTTTGCAAATAAAGAATTTAGAAGTAATGGAGAGATTGGAAAAGCTTTGCTCTATGGTCAACAACTATGGAAGTCAGGCGGTAAAATCGTCTGTATATGCGAAGGAGAGATTGACACAATCTCTATGTCACAGCTCTTCAATCATCGATACCCAGTCGTTGGTATACCTAATGGAGTTAACGGGGCTGTAAAAGCACTAAAGAAACAGTTAGATTGGTTAGAAGGATTTGAAACAATCGTTCTAATGTTTGACCAAGATGAACAAGGTCAGAAAGCTGCTAATGAATGTGCAGAATTATTTACAATAGGTAAGTGTAAAATAGCTAATTGGGAACTGAAAGATATTAACGAAATGTTAGTAGCTGACAGGGGACAAGAAGTTATTAAAGCAATGTGGGAAGCAAAGGCATGGAGACCAGACGGTGTCGTTGCGGGTACAGAACTTTGGGATTTAGTCAATACACCAAACGAAAAAGCTATTGCTTATTATCCTTATGACGGATTAAATAAAAAATTATATGGATTAAGAAAAAGAGAGATCGTAACGATTACAGGTGGATCAGGTATAGGTAAATCGCTTATCGTTAAAGAGATTGCTTATAAATTAATTAGAGATAATCATAAGATAGGTATCATAAGTTTAGAGGAAAGTGTTAAAAGAACTGCTGAAGGACTTATGGGACTACACTTAGAAAAACCAATTCACATAGACAGGACTAGCGTAAGCGAAGCCGAGATGAAACAAGCTTTTAATGAAACAGTAGGCAATGGTAATGTATTTATGTACGACCATTGGGGTTCAATAGAAGAAAACACAATCCTAAACAAGATCAAGTATTTTGCAAAAGCACTTGATATACAGTTTTTGATTATAGATCACATTTCTATTATTGTAAGTGGGCTAGAAACTTACGATGAAAGAAAAACTATTGATGTTCTTATGACAAAATTAAGGGCGTTAGTAGAGCAACTTAATATAGGTTGTATCATTATTTCTCACCTTAAAAGACCCGAAGGAAACAAAGACCATACTGATGGTTTGAAAACTTCTTTGGGTCAGTTAAGGGGCTCGGCTAGTATTGGACAGTTGTCTGATATTTGTCTTGGTGTTGAGAGATCACTGAGTGATGAAACAGAACAGCCAAAGACTACAATAAGAATATTAAAAAATAGATTTGCAGGTATTACAGGCGTAGGCACATACCTCAACTATGATAAAGATAAAAACAGATTGATAGAAAATAATGAAACCAGTAATTTTTGATATAGAAACAGACGGCTTTAATCCTTCAAAGGTACATTGTCTTGTCATGCAACATGATGACCAGATAAAAACTTTTGTAGGCGACGAAATTCCGAAAGGAATAGACCTTATGGCTGATAACCTTGTCGTTGGACATAACGTAATCAAGTACGACCTTCCTGTACTTGAGAAGTTATACGGTTACACACACAATCCCGAACATGTCCACGACACTCTCTGTCTTTCACGCCTTATCTACCCCGATATAGGTAAAACAGTAGACATGAAGTTGTTAGCCAAAGGTCGTATTGATACATCAATTGTAGGTAAACATTCTCTCAAAAGCTGGGGTGTTCGATTGCAACTCGCAAAAGGAGACTTCGGAGAAAGCACGGATTGGAAAACTTTTAATTTAGATATGTTACAATACTGTGTTCGAGATGTTGAGATTACAGTTAAGTTATATGATTTATTAATTAAGAAAGGATTTAGCAAAGAGTGTATTGAGTTAGAACATAAGATTGTAAACATTACAAAAGAACAAGAACTAAAAGGATTTGGTTTTGATGAACAACAGGGTAAGGAATTACACGCACAACTAAGTAATAAAGTAAGTCAAATTAAATTAAAGTTAGAAGAAACCATAGATGATTGGGAAGAAGATTTAGGTGAGTTTATACCTAAAGTTAATAATAAAAAATTAGGATACACAAAAGGTGTTCCTGTTAGAAAAACTAAAAAAATAAAATTTAATCCTAGTTCAAGACAACACATAGCAAATAGATTGCAAACACTACACGGTTGGAAGCCAAAAGAATTTACTGAGAAAGGTCAACCGATTGTTGATGAAGATGTTTTAGAAAAGTTAGATTACCCAGAAGCTAAGTTAGTAAATGAGTATCTGACTATTGAAAAGAGATTAGGAATGTTAGCTGACGGAAAGAACGCTTGGCTAAAAGTAGTAAAGAACGGTCGTGTTCATACCTCTTACATTACCAACTTAACTACCGCTAGAATGAGTAGTCGCTATCCTAACTTGCAGCAAGTTCCTAGTAGCCACACCCCATACGGCAGGGAATGTCGTAGTTTATTTGTCCCTTCGAGTGGTTATAAGTTAGTGGGAGCAGATGCGTCTTCGTTAGAAGCTGCGTGTCTCTCTCACTACATTTACAATTATCCAAAAGGTAAAGAGTTTGCAGAATTAATTATGAACGGAGATGTGCATACAGATACACAAAAGAAAGTAGGATTACCTACAAGAGCCGTAGCAAAGACACTATTATACGCTGTACTGTATGGTGCTTCATATCGTAGAGTTTCAGATATATGTGAATGTAATCTAAATGAAGCTAGGGATATATTAGACAGATTTTATAAAGCATTACCTTTCTTAAAAATTATAAGACAAGATATTATTGAGAAGTTAGAGGCAACAGGAATAATTAGAGGATTAGATAAAAGAATACTAACCATAAGAAGTAACCACAGTAGTTTAAATACATTAATACAATCTTGTGGGGCTATAATTATGAAAAGAGCATTAGTTATGTTACATGAAAAGTTGCAAAAGTTAGATGCTTTTATAGTAGCTACAATACATGATGAATTTCAAATAGAAGCTAAACCTGAAATTGCAGACGAAGTAGGGCAACTCGCAGTAAACTCTATTGTTGATGCGGGTAAATATTATAACTTACGAGTGCCATTAAAAGGTGAGTATAAAGTTGGGAACTCTTGGGCGGAAACGCATTAAGAGAAAGAAAAAATTAAAAATAGGTGGACGTACTATACGTAAATGGGCTTCGACATGTATTAACGGAATGTATAACAGGTCAGGCGAAAGAACAGAGATAACAATAAATGAATTAGTTATGCTAAAAACTCATTGTTGTCCATGCTGTAATACAACTATGATTTCAGGTGGAGCAAGTGTAGATAACTCACCAACTGTAGATAGAATAGATAACGACAAAGGATACACGATAGATAATATTTGGATTATCTGTCACAAATGCAACTCAATGAAAAGTGATGCAAAAACACCAAGCCGCCTGTATCAAATAGCTGATGCATGGTGGGATAGGATAAAAAAATGCAAATAGTAATAGTAATATCAGATAACGAGGACGGAAGAATATCTTACTCGGTATTTGAAAAACCACAGTTACATGAAAAGATGTCAGATGTAGAATGGTCTCCCGCAATACAGGTGGGAAGTATACTTTCTGGCTTTTTGAAAACAGTAGAACAGCATGGGGCTTACCTAACTAAACTTCCTATCTATGAAGAATTTAAAGATAAATACACTGACAAAGACGATTATCGTTATCAAGTAACAGAGAGAAGTGGGAACGTAATAAAAGTAGATTTAAGAAAAATAAAACCAAAAGGATCAGCATGAGTACATTATTAGTAGACGCAGATATTGTAGCGTATCAAATAGCTTCTGTTACAGAAGAACCTATAAGATGGGATAACGAAGTATGGACATTACACTCTGATGAAAAAGAATGTGTAAGATTAATTGATGATTACTATACTAGGTTAGCTGAAGAAACAGAATGTGATAAGTTTGTAAGTTGTTTAAGTGATAAACAAAACTTTCGAAAGAAAATACTACCTACGTACAAACAGAATAGAGAAGCAACTCGCAAACCTTTAGCATTAAAGTTTTGTAGAGAGTATATCAATGATAAGTACAACGGTATGGTTAGACCTAATTTAGAAGCAGATGATTTAATAGGAATACTAGCTACATCTAATATAATTAAAGGTAGTAAAGTTATATGTAGTATAGATAAAGATTTAGACCAGATTGCAGGACTACACTTTAATCCTAAAACAAAAGAATTTTACAATGTAACTATACTTGAAGGTGAAAAGAATTTTTACAAACAAGTATTGATAGGTGATCCAACTGATAACTACAAAGGTTGCCCTAGTTACGGGGAAGTAAAAGCATCTAAAGTATTAAATACTAAAAAGAATTTTTG